GTTAAGTCACTTCCCAGTGCTGGCATTGGGGAGAAGTTTGTCAAGAAGAACTACGCCTACCTCAACTCCTTCCAAGAGGTTGTGTATGCAGGTGAACTGGACGAGGCAGGCAAGAGAGCCGCAGAGGTTCTGTATGGTGCCTTCCCCCAGAAGTTCTGGTATGTCCCCATGTCTCAGCACAAGGACGCCAATGAGTTCCTGATGGCTGGCGCTGGTGACGCACTCAAGTGGGCTGCAATCAAACCCCAACGCTACACCCCAGACAACTTCTTCTGTTCGTCGTTGGATGTGGAGAAAGCAATCCTCACCGAGAACCCCTACGAGTACGTTCCTACAGGACACACTGGGATCGACGAGAAGTGCAGGGGTTTGGTCAAGGGTGGCATTACATTCATCAAAGCCCCTCGTGGTACAGGTAAGACAGAGGTGATCCGTTACTTCGAGACTGCCATGCTGCGTGACCCTGATGAACGCATTGCCCTGCTGCACATGGAAGAGATGAAGTCCACCACCTACCGTGCTATGGCCACCTACGAGTTGGGTGTTAATGTTCGTACCAAGGATGATGCCAAGTACAACGCTGTGGACGAGAAGGAGGTCATTGATGCAGCAATCAAGGCCACCAAGGGGGAACGCACCATCATCTTCGAGATGCGTCTCCACGACGATCCTATGAAGCTGTTGGAGTATGTGCGTCTTGCTGCCTCGGTCTATGGTGCAGGCTTTATCTTCATCGACCACGTTCAGCGTCTGGCCTACTTGTCGAGTGCTGGTGTTGATGGTGCTACTTCCCTGCTGACCGCTCTCGGTTCTCAGATGGCGCAGCTTGCCAAGGAACTGAACATTGGTGTGATCTTCATCTCACAGGTGAACGAGGATGGTCGGACAAAGTATGCTGCGGCCTTGGAAGAAGAGGCTATCATCTGCATGAAGATTGAGCGTGACGTAGAGAATGAGGACGAGGTGGAGCAGAACACTACCTACTTCCACATTGACAAGAACCGCCCATTCGCTAAGCTGGGTGCTGCTGGTTCCCTCTACTGGGACTCTGACACAACAATCCTCCGAGAAGGTTTCTGACATGGCAAAGTATGAACTCTCTTCTGACAAGAACGTAGTGATGCTTGGTGATACGAAGTTCGAGGAGTTCTTCAACAGCCACAATAATTCCTACATGTTCCTTGAGTGGGCACAGGGATGGTTTGAGGTTGGATCGTTTGACTGGCATCCTAAGTCTGTCAACAAGACATTGCACACAGCCTTCGGTTCTAAAATACCATTGCGCTTCTCTGCTGCGATGTACAATACCTTCATCAAGGCAAACATCCCTCTGGAAGCATACTTTGCAGTCACAAGCTTTGGTAAGCATTGGAAAACCTTCGACCCTAGGTTGGTGAACAGTGCTGTGGAACACAACCACCTTGTCCAACAGGCGATTAGGGATAACACCCTGAATGTTCTACCGCTTATGTTGCACAAGAAGATGGACACACAGCAACTCAAGGCTGAGTATGGCAAGGGGTTGTGGAAGAAGCTGTCGAACACCAGCAAGTCTCGCATGAAGTTGCTTGCCAGAGTGATTGATAAAAACCCAGAGTGGGCAGAAGTCAGAACCTGTATGCTTAAGGAGTATAGGGGTAACATCTTTGATGATGAGTCTGCACTGATAGCAGCAAGGATTGCACCCAAAGCAGGCACGTTCCGTCAGACTGAGCACATGATTTACGACACAGTGCGGATGGCCAATCGTCAGGGTGAGACTGTGAATCCTCGGTGGTCCTACAAGCGTTGGGAAGAAGAGCACAGCAGGCTGACCAAGGACTTGCTGACGAAACAGTACAGCGACAAGCCCTTCACAGATGTTGCAGTCTATGAAGAAGGTGGGTATACTTTCACCCTATTCAACAACCAACTGGACATTGCGACAGAAGGCAAGACCATGCACCATTGTGTTGCATCCTATGCTGGGCAAGCAAGCCGTGGTAAGTATGCTGTGTTCAGGGTTGAAGGTAAAGGAGAACGGGCTACCCTTGGGCTTAACTATGGAAATCTGCTTCCAATCCGTCCGAGAGAGTTTTACTTCGACCAGTGTTATGGTATGATGAACTCTCTGGTTTCTGAGAAGCTCCGCACCGCTGCACTAACGATCACAACGAGGCACAATGATTATCTTCGACTGCGAGACGGACGGACTGCTGGACAAGGCGACGAAGGTTCACGTGCTGTCTTGGACAACGGACGGGAAGGAGTTCCACTCAACCAATTCCTACGAGGGAATGCGATCCATGCTGTCTGGATCGACGATCTTAATTGGGCATAACATCTGCCGCTTTGATATTCCTGTCTTGGAGAAAATCCTTGGCATCAGTATCAAGGCCAAGCTGTACGACACGCTGCCTATGTCTTGGGTCATGTATCCTCAACGTCAACTCCACGGGCTTGAGTCCTTCGGGGAAGACTTCGGGGTGCCTAAGCCTGAGATCACTGACTGGGAAGGTCTGACCTACGAGCAATACAAGCATCGTTGTGAAGAGGATGTGAAGATCAACTGGCTTCTCTGGAAAGACCTCATCAAGCGTTTCAAGATGGTCTACAAGGACGACAAACAGTCTATGGACAAGTTCTTCCAGTACCTGACCTTCAAGATGAAGTCTGCTGCTATGGCTGAACAGGCTGGCTGGCGCATCAACAAGGAGCTTGTAGAGAAGTCTCTGGCAACCTTGGAGAAGGCTCAGGAAGAGAAGGTCGAGGAACTGCGTCAGGTCATGCCACCTGTGACCAAGTATGCTGAGAAGACCAAGCCAGAGAAGATGACCAAGAAGGATGGCACACACAGCAAGGCTGCTATCGACTGGTTCAATCTTCTGGAAGAATACGACCTTCCCCTCTTCCACGAAGACCCTGTGCGTGTCGTTAAGAGTGTCGAACAGCCCAACCCCAACTCGTCCGATCAGGTCAAGGACTGGCTCTTCTCTATGGGCTGGGAACCTTGCACCCACGACTACAAGAAGAACGAGGATGGCACTGAGCGTATGATCCCTCAGGTCCGTAAGGATGGAGAGCTTGCACCCTCAGTCAAACTCCTGATTGAGAAGAACCTCGGTGTGGGATTGCTTGATGGGTTGACCGTGATCCAGCACCGCAAGTCCATCTTCGAGGGTATGCTTGAGTCTGAGGTGGGTGGCTACGTGAAGGCTGAGATTGCTGGCCTGACCAACACACTACGCTTCAAGCACAAGAAGCCTCTGGTCAACCTCCCCGGTGTTGATAAGCCGTGGGGCAAAGAGATCAGGGGTTCACTCATTGCTGACGAAGGCACTATACTATGCGGTGCTGACATGGTATCCCTTGAGGCTACCACCAAGCGTCACTTCATCTTTCCCTACGACCCAGAGTATGTTGCAGAAATGTCTGTCCCCGGCTTCGATGAACACTTGGACCTTGCTGTTCGTGCAGGCTACATCAACAGTGACGACTACGACTTCTACACACGGGCAGATGAAGATACGGTCAACGACAAGGACCGCTTCAAGAAGATCAAGAAGACCCGCAAGAAGTTCAAGCCCGTCAACTATTCTGCAGTCTATGGTGTTGGTGTTCCTAAGCTGTCTCGTACCACTGGCATGTCCCCCGCAGAAGCCAAGGTTCTTCTGGAAGCATACTGGGAACGTAACTGGGCTGTGAGACAGTTTGCCAAGGATCAGGAGGTCAAGACTGTGAACGGGCAGATGTGGGTCAAGAACCCTGTGAATGGTTTCTGGTACACGCTTCGTTACGAGAAAGACATCTTCTCAACCCTCAACCAAGGCACGGGTGCATACTGCTTCGATCAGTGGGTTGCACACTACCTGACCAAACGACCAAACATTGTTGGACAGTTCCACGACGAATCCATCAACAGGGTCAAGAAGGGTGAAGAGAAGGAACACGAATCGGTTCTTCGTTGGGCAATCAACAAGGTCAACGAGAAGCTGAGACTCAACATCAAGCTGGACATCGACGTGCAGTTTGGTCACAGATATTCCGACATCCACTAAGGAGTAAGACAGATGGAAAAGAAGACTAAGGGTCTCAAACAACTCACGAAACCTTACAGCATCCCTGTGCGTCTGGCCAAGGGTGGTAAGGAGTACGAGAGAGACAACAGCAAACAACGCAAATACAAGGTGGCTGGTGAGAAATAGTTCTTGCCTCTGCTTTGAAGAATCTGCTACAATACCCGAATAGCAAAGGAGCTAAACATGGGAACTCGTAAAGTAAAACTGACTGGCTACGCATACTGGGCCAAGGTGTTTGAAGACAACCGCGACAAGACTGGCTTCGAGAATGCGCTGGTTGAGATTGGTGGTCAGACCACTATCGACATGGACCTCGACAACGAAAGCATGGAAAAGCTCAAGAGGTCCAAGTCCATGAAGCGCGGTTCGCCAAGCAACGACAACGACGGTATGACCCGAGTGCGCTTCACCCGTAAGTGGACCGAAGAGTATGGTGGTGGTGAGCCTACCGTGGTCAAGGCTGATGGCACCAAGTGGGACTACGACGAGGATGGTCCGATTGGAAATGGTTCGACTGTTGAAGTTGTCCTCTCTGTCTACGACACTTCACGCAAGGCCATCGTGGGTACTCGTCTCGACAAGGTTAAGGTTCTGGAACACAAAGCCTACAACCCTGATGGTGACGACGATGAGGAAGAAGAGGTGAAGCCCGTAGCCAAGGCCAAAGCATCTGCCAAGATGGAACTTGAGGATGAGATTCCGTTTTGAGTAAAAAATTAGACACCATCGTAGAGGACATCTACAGGGTTGTCGAAGGGAAGGGAGGGTGGGATGCAACTGTCACAGAGTTCTTCTCGTCCTCCCTTTCTAGTATCGCAGAGGCTAGGTTTTCTCAGGAACAAATCCCCCGAGATTACCTCAGTCTCTCTGGCATAGGCTCACCCTGTGACCGTAGACTGTGGTACAAGATCAACCAAACCGAATCCTCAGAGCCACTCACTGCCGAGGCTCTTGGAACCTTCTTCTACGGAGACTTACTCGAAGCCCTCGTGCTGTCACTGGCAAAGGCAGCAGGACACAACGTCGAGGGTATGCAGGACAAGGTTGAAGTCTTCGGTATCCCCGGCTCTCGTGACGCTGTGATTGATGGGGTGACAGTCGATGTTAAGTCTGCATCCAAGTATGGGTTTGAGAAGTTCCGTAAACACAACCTGCGAGAAGACGATCCCTTCGGGTACATCAGCCAGTTGAGTTCGTATGTCTACGCAGGCAAGGATGATCCTCTGGTGAAGAACAAGACCGAGGGTGCTTTTCTTGTCGTTCAGAAGGACAGGTTCAAACTCTGCTTGGATCGTTACGACTTCACAGAAGAGATTGCCAAGAAGGAAGAAGAGATTGAGAGAGTCAAGAAGCTGGTTGCTGGGTCAATCCCAGAGGATCGTATTCCACCTGTCCCTCAATCTAAGACTTCTGAGAACACGGTGCTCTCTACTACTTGTGGATACTGCGACTTTAGGAAGGTATGTTGGCCAGAAGCCAGAACTTTTCTATATTCTACCGGACCGGTATTCATGGTTGATGTCGTTAATGAACCCCGAGTGACGGAGTTGATTGAGTGACAAAGACAGCCACAGCTAAGGCGAAGGGTAGACTAGGGCAGCAAGAGATCAGGGATAAAATCCTAGAAACCTTTCCTGACCTAGAGCCTGACGATGTGAAGTCAACAACAATGGGTGATGGGGGTGAGGACATACAGCTTTCCCCCGCTGCCCGCAAGAAGATGCCAATCAGTATCGAAGTGAAGAGGCGCAAGTCTGGCATGAAGATGCAGTATGATTGGTTGGCACAGGCTAAACGACATGGTAAGGGTGAGCCAATCTTATTCTTTAGAGCAGATCGTTCTGAATGGATTGTAATGGTTGGCTTGGAACACTACATGGAACTCCTAAAGAAGTGGAAGCAAGATGTTTAAGTGGCTACGAAAGAAGTTCTCAAAAGAAGAAGAAAAGCCTGACCAAACACTACTCTGGGGTGTCGTAGAGGGACCATTCTCTGCAAAAGAAATCCCAGACTGCGGGTTCCCGCCTGAATCGACGATGCTGATTCTGAAAGTTTCCCGTGGTGAAGATGTGTTTGATGCAGAGTTCTGGTTTGATGATCTCGACGAGGCGTATGTCTTGGTGAAGCACTTCCAGACCAACCTGTACCCAATCGTTCTCAACAACAAGGAGCCTTAATATGACTACTAAAACAGTCGTAGTATTCTCGTGTGCACATGCCGACCCTGCAACAAGCAGCCTGCGGTTCAAAGCACTAGGAAATTTCCTCTATGATCTCAAGCCAGACATGGTGTTTGATTTGGGTGATGGAGCAGACATGAGGTCTCTCAACAGCTATGATGAAAGATACCCTAAAGCACTGGCTACACAGAGCTATGAGAAGGACATTGAGTCCTACAACACAGCCCAAGAACTCCTCCGACATCCGTTCAGACATCACCGGAAGAAGCGACCTTTTTGGGTGGGATTCGAAGGAAACCACGAGAACCGAATTAAAAAGTACCTCGCCCTTAACCCAAGGAATGAGGGAGAAAAGTACGGGGTTTCCTTTAGCCATCTTCAAACAGACCACTACTTCGACGAATACCACGAGTATGAAAACAGTGGACCAGCCATCGCCCTCTACGACAAGGTGGCCTACGCGCACTACTTCACTTCTGGTAATTCTTCTACTGCTACTAGTGGCATCCATCACGCTTATACGATGGTGAATAACCTTGGCTGTTCTGCCACCTGTGGGCACTCTCACAAGCGTGACATGTACTTCAAGGATGGTGGGCTACCTCATGGCAACATTGGCCTCGTGGTGGGCTGCTATAAGGGCGCAGAGGAGCACTGGGCTGGGCAAGCAAACCGTCAGTGGTGGCACGGTGTTGTGGTGAAGCGTGAGTTGGAGAATGGCATGTACGAGCCTGAGTTTGTTTCCCTCAACCAGATCATGCGAGAGTATGCTGAATGAACTACGAAGTGACAATCCTTGTTGAAGTCCATCCCGAAGCAGCCTTTGCTGGTACCGACGACGAGATGGAGAATGTCTACAGCTTGATTGAATCAGCAGTGTTTGATATTGATGATCTGACGCTGCACACACTGGATGTAATGGAGGCAGGAAATGGCTAAGTGGAAAGACACAGGACTAGACTACTTTGAACAAGAGAGGCACTACACCCCTTCCGCTATGGTGAGGGAGTTCTCTAAAGTTCTGGATCAAAAACCTGACGTGGCCCTGTACCAGAGGTTGATCTGTGAGGAGTACGAGGAGTGGTGTAAAGAAGCGCCACACACCGTAAAGGACTTGAAGGAGCTTGCAGACCTTGTGTATGTGATCTACGGCTATGCCCATGCCGCTGGGTACAATCTGGACGAGGCTGTGGAGCGTGTACATGACAACAATCTCGGTCGTTGTGTGCAACCTGATGGGACCGTCAAGCGAAGGGAGGATGGGAAGATTATAAAGAACCCTGACTACCCTGCGGTCTACTTGAAGGATTTGATCTGATGGCAAGCTTCATCTACCTCTTGACAATTCTCTTCATCTCCTTCTTGACAAATCTCTTCCTCGGACTAAAACTACTCGGTTCGATCACATGGTCTTGGTGGTGGGTTCTCAGCCCTCTCTGGATTGGTATCCCTAGTCTTATCCTTGTTACCTTCTTGGCAGCACTCGTTGCGAGTACCATAAAATGACAGTGCGAGAGCTTATAGACAAGCTGCAGAAAGTGCAGGACAAGGAGGTTCCAGTTGTATTGGTTGACTGGTCCATCCAGAACCCACTGACAGCCAAGCATGACCTCAGCACAAACCGTATCGTGGTGCAAGCACATCGCGTTGCAATCATAATGAGCTAGATCGTGATCGAACTGGCCTCAAAAAGAAAGTGAAAAAATGAGTAACCACCTGCCTACTGACTATCAGTCCTTCATTCACACATCACGCTATGCTCGTTGGCTCGAAGAGTATAAGCGGCGTGAGGGTTGGGGTGAGACTGTCTCTCGCTACATGACCAATGTAGTTGTACCTAAGACCCGTGACGAGATCATCCTTGATGAAATCGAAGAGGCTATTCTTGGTCTTGAGATTATGCCTTCGATGCGGGCTGTGATGACTGCTGGCCCTGCCTTGGAGCGTGACAACACGGCTGGCTACAACTGTTCCTACCTGCCTGTGGACGACCCCAAATCCTTTGACGAGGCTATGTTCATCCTTCTGTGTGGCACTGGTGTTGGCTTCTCTGTTGAGCGTCAATACATCAGCAAGCTGCCAGAGGTTCCTGAGCAAATGTTTGCTTCGGAAGATGTGATCGTTGTCCACGACAGCAAAGAGGGTTGGGCTAAGGCTCTGCGTAAGCTGATTGCTATGCTCTATGCAGGGGAAATTCCTAAGTGGGACGTGTCTAAGGTTCGTCCTGCTGGTGCTAAACTCAAGACCTTTGGTGGTCGTGCATCTGGTCCTGCCCCTCTGGTAGAATTGTTCCAGTACACGATTGAGAAATTCAAGGGTGCTGCTGGGCGTAAGCTGTCTTCGATTGAGTGCCACGACATCATGTGTAAGATTGGTGAAGTTGTTGTGGTAGGCGGTGTTCGTCGCTCTGCAATGATCTCTCTGTCGAACCTGTCTGATGATCGTATGCGCCACGCTAAGTCAGGTATGTGGTGGGAAGGTAATGCTCAACGTGCTTTGGCTAACAACTCTGTGGCCTACACTGAGAAGCCTGACATGGAAACCTTCATGCGTGAATGGCTGTCGTTGGTGGAAAGCAAGTCTGGTGAGCGTGGTATCTTCTCTCGTCAGGCATCTAAGAAACAAGCTGCAAAGAATGGTCGTCGTGATGCTAACCAAGATTTTGGCACTAATCCATGCTCTGAGATTATCCTTCGTCCGTATCAGTTCTGTAACCTCACAGAAGTCGTGGTCAGAGCTACGGACACACTTGAGGACTTGGAGCGGAAAGTAAAGCTGGCTACGATCCTTGGTACTATTCAATCGACGTACACTCACTTCCCCTATCTGCGTAAGATTTGGCAGAAGAACACTGAGGAAGAGCGTCTGTTGGGTGTGTCGTTGACTGGCATCATGGACAACAAACTCCTCGGGGCTTCTAACGCAGGTCTCGACAAAACCCTCAAGAGGCTCAAGGATGTCGCTGTTGCTACTAATGCTGAGTGGGCTAATCGTCTTGGTATTCCTGCTAGTGCGGCCATTACTTGTGTCAAACCAAGCGGAACTGTTAGCCAGCTTGTGGATTCCGCTTCTGGTATTCATGCTCGTCACAGCCAGTATTATATCCGCACCGTAAGGGGAGATAACAAAGACCCTCTGACGCAGTTTATGAAGGATCAGGGTATTCCTAGTGAGCCTTGTGTGATTAAGCCTGAGACTACTACAGTCTTTAGCTTCCCACAGAAGTCTCCCGAAGGTGCTATCACCCGTAACGACATGACGGCTATCGAACAGCTTGAGTTGTGGTTGGTCTATCAGCGTCACTGGTGTGAGCATAAGCCTTCTATCACGGTGACTGTTCGTGACAATGAATGGATGGAAGTTGGTGCTTGGGTCTATAAGTACTTCGATGAAGTATCTGGTGTGTCTTTCTTGCCGCACTCTGACCACAGCTACCAACAGGCACCCTATCAGGAGATTAATCAACGGGAGTATGAAGAGTTGCTTGCTGTCATGCCACCGAAGATTGATTGGACTAAGCTGAGCGACTACGAGAAAGAAGACACTTCCAAAGGGACTCAAACCTTTGCCTGTGTTGGTTCTTGTGAGATCGTTGACCTGACTTAAGAGCTTGCTACATCCTGAGCATGATGATAAACTGCTCACAACAAACCCTTGTGGAGCACACAGTGACCGTTGAAATAGCTATCCTAGCTGGACTCACAGCGAACGTCTTACTCTCTTGGTTGATTAAAAGGGACTTAGATGAAATAGAACAGGTCGTGGTGCAGATGCTCCTTGATCTGGGTAAACAAGGTATCTTAAACGTGGAGGTTGATGATGACTCTGGAGAAGCCTAAGGGCAAACGGGTATCACGCTACAAGAACGCTGAACAAGAAGGCGCAATGCGTACTGTTGCCATTAAGCCACTCAACGACAATCAAGCACTCTACCTCAAACATCTGGATGGCTCAGATCAAGTGATTGTCTGCGGGTTCTCTGGTACAGGTAAAACCTTTGTTGCAGCCACCTATGCAGCCAACATGTATGCCAACAGAGAGATCACCAAGATCATTCTGACCCGCCCCAACGTCTCTGTAGGTAAGGACTTGGGTTACTTCCCCGGCACACTCGAAGAGAAGTTTGCTCCTTGGGCTGCGCCTGTGCTTGATGTTCTCAATGAACAGTTGGGCAAGGGTACGGTAGAGACTGGGATCAAGAACGGCAACATCGAAATGGCACCCCTATCTACTATGCGGGGACGGTCGTTCAAGAATGCTTTCATTATCTTAGACGAGGCACAAAACACTTCCATCGCTGAGGTCAAAATGTTCTTGACTCGGATCGGAAAAGATTGTAAAGTTGTAATCAACGGTGACATAAAGCAGTCAGATATTGGTGGTAAGTCGGGCCTAGCAGCGATTATCCATCTTGTTAAGAAGCACAACCTGCCTGTGCCTATCGTTGAGTTCGGAGTGGATGACATTGTTCGCAGTGACATCTGTAAGCAGTGGATCGTGGCATTCGAGGAAGAGAAGCTATGACAGACAGTCAGACGACGACAGACATGGTGAATAGCCCTGCACACTACGGCCAAGGGAAGATTGAGTGTATCGAATACATTGAAGACTTCCTAAGCCCAGACGAGTACATAGGTTACCTGCGTGGGAACATTGCTAAGTACAATCATCGCTGGCGTTACAAGAATGGTCTAGAAGACTTGCGTAAGGCAGAATGGTATCACAAACGGCTCCTAGCTTTCATGGAGAAGCAAGTATGACTGAGGGTTTACTGCTCTTAGCACTGGTAGTATTTATAATCTGGGCGCTCAATGGAGACGACTGATGAACGCATTTGAACAAGGATACAAAGATTTTGGCAAAGGGCAGACCACAAACCCGTACCACAAGGACACAACAAAGTACAGAGATTGGGAGTTTGGATTCAACAAAGCCTATTCTCGAAACTTGGAGTGGGTCAGAGACAATGAACATCGAAGAAGAGGCCAAGGAGTTCAGAGCAAAGAAGAGGCATAGTGTCCCTCCTAAGCCCATGACTTCCAAAATCTACTTGATGGGAATGGCCATGAATGCACTCCTCTCAAGGTCTACTGGCCTCGTAAGAAGGGAAGAGATCAAGAGGGAAGCCGAAGAGTGGGCTGACTATATGCTTGAAGATTGAACTTAATGAATGACTTAGGGGGCCTCGCGGCCCCCTTTATCTTTTTGTCTATTCAATGCGTTCCTTTGGGAAACCTACAAACCCTGTGCTCATCTTCTTAGACCAAGTCATAATCTCTTGTCTTCGAAGAAGCTCTTCAAGGATACTATCAGAATCTCCAAGGTAGTCTGCAGCATTGGCAAAGTTACCCTGAGTGAAAGTACTCACAGCAGTGTCATAAACACCTTTGTCGCCAGAGTCCGTGATAGCCTGTCTTTCAGAGATAACGTACAGGTTACGGATGTAGCCTGCAGCTACTTTGGGTCTCTCTTGCAAGAGGTTCTCAAACCCAGCGGATGCTTGTTCTTTAGCGGCAGTGATCTCACTCTTGATGAACTCTTCCAACAAGAACCGTTTAATGTTGTTGTCTTCGATCTCATCATAGGTCTGATCTGCAAACCTACCACCATGCTTGACTTGCTCTTTCCAAGCGAAGAACTTCTGAGGTAGGTTCTTCCCCAACATTTCTCTGACAAAAACATCTACCGCAGGGTTCTCAACAGTCTTACTGCCATAGAGTTCAAACTCTTTCAGCCCCATACGGCTGATCTCTTTCTGCAGTTCGTTAGGCTTTCTCGAAGACTGCATACCAAGTTGTTTGGAGAGCGGATCAAGAGCACCGATAGGAGTAGAGCTAAAGGGGCTGTAGTACGGGATAGAAGTCTTGCCGTTGTAACTCTGAGCATACTGAACAAAGTCTACCTCGGGCAAGAAGCGTGTGGCCCTACGGAGCATTTCATCCAGATAATTACCTTCACCAAAAATCTCAGGCTCTTCGAGGCTACCACCAAACACTTCTCTCGTGTAAGGGGTTGTAACCAAGTCAGGATTAACCTGTCCCAAGAAGTCTCTGGTAGGGGTCAGAGGGTATGTAAAGGTAGCAGCAACGTCACCCAGAGACCTAGCAAGACCAAGGGTCACTCTGCCTTCATCGTAACTCTTCCCAATCTCCACAAGCAACGGTGCAGAGATACCAAGATCAGTCTGACCAATAGAGATGTCCATCATGGTGCTGAGAACTTTATCTGTAGGCAGATCATTCTTCCAACGATAATAAAGATCACCCAGATACAGGTTCATCAACCAAGGACCAGCAGTACGGCTCAGATCGACAACACCAGTATCTGTCTGCATCTTATCGTAGTCAACAGTACCATCTGTGGATGCAGCAGTGTATGCACCCAGCATGAAGAGAGAGGCACCTGTCATTTGTCTTGCAAAACGATCCTGACCTGTCTTGTTGAAATCACCAAACACAGTATCATCGTATCTGTTCAAACCACCAGTAACGATACCAATGGGGGTATAGTCATTGATGTGTTCAAGATGGTTGGCGATGTATCTTGGGAAGGGGATACCTGCACCTGCAGAGACGACGAAAGGAAGCTTGTGGTGAGCATCAATGACACTCTGAGCTACCGTACCAAATGCAGACTTGTCACCCCTGTAAGAGCGTTGGAAAGTGAACCTGCGGGCATCATCAGTGGCCTTGGCCAAGACACCTTCTGGGAGATTGTCCAGAGGGAGCTTCTTGTCTAGGAACTCCCCAAGGTTCAGACCCAGAGCAGGATCAGCAAGTTCCTGCAACTGTCTGTCTACACTGGAATAGAGAGTAGCCTGCTTGAACACAGAGTCGATAGTGGAGTTAAGGATGTTGACACCACGGCTCACACCAGCCATACGAGAGGTGCTTTCAGAGGCCACTTCTGCACGAGATGCTTCATAGAACAGTTGAGAATATTGCTCTGGTTGTTCTTCCAAGAACACTTCTCTGAACAGTCTAGCATCCTCTTTGTTCCAAGACAGACCCTTGATCGTGGAGAGAGTGCCACCAAGCCAACGACGTTGAACAGTATCACCAGCCTGCTTCCCAAGAGTCACATTGGCCACGTTCTTCCAGAATTGGTCGGACATGTCGATGATGAGGTTACCTGTGGAGGTGATGGTGTTTGCCGCAGTGGTACCAAGCTGAGATGTCATAAAGGCAATACGGATAGCGTCCGCATCCTGCAGTGCACGGTAGACAGGGTTACCCTTACCCTTATATACGCTTGCAGCAGCCTTACGAAGTTCAGCATCAGCCAGAGTTTCAAGACCATTCTCAGCCAAGAAATCTAGATCGCTTGTCGTCGCCTCTACACCCTTCTTAGCAGTCTCTTTCGCAGCCTTACGACCCTGAGACTTGCTGATGTAGCTTGCCTCTGCCAAGGTCTTACCAGCCTGAGAGAGATCAGCCAAGAAGATGTAAGAGGTCTGTTCTTTTGTTAGGTTGTACTTGTCACGCAGGGAGCTAAGATACCCACTGTCAATCCTACCCTCTCTGATACCCCTTGCAACGGCAGAAGAGATACGCTCATTAGGGTTGACGTTCAGGTTCTCAGAAATCTCAATGGTAGCAGCAGTGATGCTTCTCAGGGTGTCTATGGAGAGGTTAGCAGTAACAAGCCTGTCAACGCTCCCAGAGAGGACTTCTTTCTTGAGCAGGTTACCTTTCTCGACCAATTTAGGATCAAGAGGATCAAGCTGCACACCATCAAAACGTGCCTGCAAGTTCAGGGCAGCGGTTACAGCACGATCAGCAGCACTAGAGGCTTTGTCTGGGCTTACCGCAGAGAGGGTCTCTTTTGCAGCCTCATTACCTGCTTGCTTCCTTACTGTAGCAGAGGCATCCCGCGAGATAATCCTGTCCACAACAGCACGTTGGGTCTTTGTATCCAGAGCACGTACACCAGAACCGAGAGCACCACCAATAGTGGCGGAAATAACACCATCACGCAGCAAGTCTCCAGTGGTGTACTCAATCCCAGCGGCAACCTCACGTGTCTCCCCCTGCAGGCCAGCCTGACCAGCACCAAGAGCGCCTTCTACTACAGCGGATGTGACCCCACCCTTAATAGCTTGTCTACCGACTGTACCTACAACCTGATCTTTTACAGCACTGGTAGCAACACCCTTACGAACAAGGTCAGAAATGGTCTGACGCATTGCAAGCTGTGCAGCCTTACCAGATGCCTTCGTAGCAAGTTTAGAGCCAATGCCCCAACCAGCAGTGCCTACAGTAGCAAGGGTGCTGGGAGAGGTAGCAAAGGCAGACAGATAGTCCCATGCACCAGAGAGCTTCCCTGTGCCACCACCCTCGGCCCTATCATATGCCATCATCAACTTACCAAAGGATTCCAGTTCCTCGGAAGGGATGTCTTCTTGTTGTACATAGTTGTAGTCTTTGAGGGCAGTGAGTTCGTTAGTGTCTTGCCATCGCATGTGTTCGACAAACTTCTCTGTCAAACCCTCTGCCCCAAGCTCCTTCATCTCCTCAGCAGTCATCCCATAGCGAGAGCCACGGAAGAACCTTACAAGGTCTCTTTGAAACTCTGGGTTACTGGTAAAATCAGTAAGGTACTTGCCGTCCACTTCTTCGAGGTAGCTGCCCATTATTTGATTCTCTTTTTCTCTTCTTCTTCGATGATACTAAAGTAGGAGTCACCAAGATCATCCCCAGCTTGCTCTACTTGCTGACCCGCAGGTTCTGGAATCTCCACCACAGGGGTAGGCACATATTTCGTAGCAAAGGTCACAGGGTCCAGCATAACGGCATCGAAGTTGGTCACTAGGTCTTTTGCACCAGCAGTCTTAGCGGTAGTTACTGCAGTCTGGATATTTTTTGCGACAGTTGCTGCTGCATCTGTAGGAGTAAAACTTCTGGTGGGACCAAAAGCCATGTCTCTTGCACGTTCTTCTGCCAGACTGAACAACTCTGCAACACTCCTATCTGCATTCTGAGAGATGGTAACTTCACCTGTTTCAGGGTTCTGAATGAAAGAGTCTGTGAAGAAAGGTTGAAGTTTTCTTGCAATCTCGGAACCGATGTTCTTGGTCTCAGTCTCTTCTGCACCAGATGCGTAGCTGAAGTCCAACCTAAATGGGGCGATACCAGTTGCAGTGTCTGTGTCGTAGAGTTTCCGACTGACTTCATCTAGTTGCTCAGACGAAGTAGCCCCGTAGATGGCTTCCACCATGGCAAGAGTTGATTGCGCAGGGTCTGCAACATCTCTCTCAGTAGAGACACCAAGTACCATTGCCTTGGAGATTGCATCGCCACCCACTTCTTTCAGCTTGCTAGAGACAAAGGTGTTGAGGTCTTTTACAAACTCGGGATCAACTTTCTTGTTCTTCTCATACTGGTCAAGGAAAAATCCCAACTGTCCACTCTGTTGTAATGCTGTGGCAGTATCTTTTGTGACACCGAGGCCAACAGCCAGAGCAACTTGAGCCTTTTGAGCCTTCTTCTCTTTTTCCGACTCAGTCAAAAACCCAATCAAGGTGTCCTTACGACGCTCCAAGATTTCCAAATTGAAGAGTTCTCTGGCCTCTTTACGGGTTGCTTCCTTTTCTTTACGAACCTCTTCAAGCTCCTGCTCACGCATCTTACGTTCTTTGATATTCAGATGTGCCTGATAGATACCTTGCCAAACACCCATTAGATGTCCTCCCGAGCCATGAACCCTTTACGTGGGGTTGTCTTTTCTTTTGGAGTTTCGGGGATTTCCATAGACTCTTTTGCAACTGTCTTAGGGCTTCTCCCACCAAGCTCTTCAAATTCTTTAGATGTCAGGCCAACAACCCTAGCCTTACGGTAATTTTCTTCTGCAACCTTGTCTTCAAACCCATCATCTGCCTCAATGCCTGCAGCCGCAGCAGCTTGCTTAATAAACTCGTGTATGACAGGGGCAATAATAAGTGCGACATCAATAGAGTGCATACCCTGTGCAACGGCACCACGAAGACGCCCTTGCACCACAGTCTTAATATCAAGTCCATCAAGCTCAAGCAGATCAAGAGCTATACGAAGTCTCTTGGGATCAGACATCTTTGTCAGGTGCATTTGAAGGGCTGCTTCTGGGTCAGAAATCTCTGGTGGCCGTTCCCAAGGGAAGCCTTTAGGTTCTGTCGTCAGGGATTGGCCGGGGATAGGTCCGCTAAGTGATTGCATTATACGCCACCAGAAATTTTGTTGAAGGTTCTCATCCAGTTATTTTGATACTCGGCAGGGGTCAGATAATTGTTGACTGCAAGAGCCTTTTCACTCATTTCCCCACGAGCATTGCCAGTATACCACACAACAGGGACTTTTGTAATATCGTTGTTGTTCTCTGCCAGAATATCTTTGACATAGGCTGCGGCTACAAGGTCTTGGACCTCAGGGGGAGCTTCTTTAGCTGACTTGTATTCTGTACCGATCCCATACTTACTAGTCACGGCTCTCCAAGTATCGTCGATAAACTGATATCCACCTGAGGCAGAACCTTTTTCATTCTGAACACGATAGTCACCACTGGACTCTCTGGTCTTGATTGTTTCAAGGATCAGTCGAACATTTTCATCAGTAACTTCCGTAGTGATTTCACTCAGAAGTGGCGCATCTTTCCAGTTCTCAGGATTCCTCATAGGGAAAGGAGAGCTTTTTGGCACATCAAGATAAGATTGAATATCCTCTGCCCTTTTCTTTTTCTCTTCCATGACACTTGAAAAAAGGTCTTGAGTATCTGTAAAATATCTGGCAATCAGCGCGTCATAACCCTCATATACATCGCCAGCAGTGACAACATCTCTGGTAGCCAAGCCACGAGTTCCAGACCTCCCTACAGAAGCCATACTACGGATTTCCTCTGCTTTGTTTGCAACATTGAAATAGTTCTGCGTGTAGTCCATGTTTTAATTCCTTTTAGCCGGTAATCCAGTCCCAAAGAAGGGCCGTCCTAGCTTCTTTTTCTTTTTGGTTCTCTTCCCACTTAGTTAGTGCATCTTTCTTATCTGCAAGGAGGACTTCCAAAGCTCTGTCCTCTTCCCTCTCAAGAGAGTTCCAAGCATACGACAGCACATCTCTTTCCCTTTGCCAAATTTCATCCATAGCCTTTGCAGTCATACCATTCATGCTTTTTGCAAATTCAAGATTAGATTCGTTCTGTGCAGCAGTGTTAGTGGTAACAATCTCTTGTCTCCACTTGGCATTGGCCTGTGCGATAATCAAAGAGTTTGAAGCGTTGAACTGTTTTCTCTGGGCTTCAAGCTGAGCGTTAAAACGAGAGGTGGCATTCTTCTCCCCAGCATTGAACTGGGCCATAGCATTCTTCTGTTCTGAATTGAACATAGACACACGAGAACCAAGGTCAGCAAAGAACTGGTCAGTCTGGTTCTTACTGGCAGCATTGAACTGACGGGCAGCATTGATAGCAGCCTGATCTGTAAAGAGAGCCTGAACATTCGACTGAGCACGGAACATTGTCGCCTGCTGTCTGTTGTCCAAGTTAGCCATGTCCATCTGCAAGAAAGCCTGAGCGTTCTGCACTGCAGCCTGTTGACGATTGCTCAAGTTTGCCATATCAAGGTTTGCAAGTGCAGCAGCCTTAGCCATAACCATACCCTGACGAGCATCAAGGTTGGCAAGGTTCATTGTATTTACTGCACGGCTATTCTCCAGAGCGATATTCTGTTCTGCAGTAAAGTTCATGTTAGCGATGTCAGAAATCTTTGCTGCGTTTA